GGACTGACTGGATTCAACGGACTGCTCATGTTCGTTACGTTGGTTGGACTCTTGGTGCAGGTATCCTGAGTTACCATCCAGCTGCTCCACACAGGCTCGCTGTAAGGTGTCGCACAACTCGACATCCTGTTTTCCGTTACTGCTCCAATGTAATCTTCCTGACATGCTAACGTCCTAACCTGCGTTGATACCGAACATGTTGCAGGGTCGGGTGTACATGAATTTGACACCGTTGTCCACGCGCCTTCCGTTGGTTGTCCATACGGGTCTGAGCAAGCGTTTGTTTTGGTTTGCTGTATTGAGCCTGAAAAGTTTTGTGGGCATACTAAGCTTTGGCTTTCAACAGTTGTCTGACACGTTGGAGGGTTTGGCGTGCAATTGTTAGAGGTAGTGGCCCAATCTGTGTAAGTTTGGCTTTGGCATACGTATGTGCGGCTTTGATTGATTGCACCGCTGTTGTTAGGTTCACAACTAAGGGATTGGTTTTCCACCCTGTCTGAGCACGCAGGAGGTTGAGGAGGTGCAGGTTGCGCACATTCTGGTATGCCCGGGTAATATTGACACGCAAGTTGTTGACAAGCTTGCATAGTAGTACCTTGAGCGACGCCAAGGCTTGAGTAAACAGGGCCGTAATCCGCCCACTGAGTTGCGTAACAATATGCATAAACATAATTACTCCTTAGAAGAATCAGGCAGAGGAGTGATAAGCACGAAGTCTTTACCATAAATTTCCTCAAACCATTTTGGGTGTAAATCATACCACGCCTTCCTTGCTGCATCACCAATAGCACCCCCTATAGGGCAGGGCGAACCCGACATTTCCATCGCAACCCAGTTTTCATGCGTAGCTGCACAAGCAAGAGATACTGCCGCAACTTTCAAGCCGCTGTCACTTAAGAACTTAGCCCAACGCAAGCGAACGCAGTTGTTGTCGGTAATCATCGTGCCACCTGCTACAGAAAATACGCCCCCGTTAACAGCACCACTGACACCAATGCCGCAAACATCTTGACTGAAAGCCGACATCGAAGGAGCCATAGCAGAGGGGACAGGTTGACCTTTATAATTAATTGTTGTTTCATCCGCATACGATACTCCCGCTGATAATAGCCCGCCAAGTAAAAGACCTAACAAAAAGTAAAAGGTATTCCGCATTTTAAGCAGTCCTGTTCCACATATATACAACAACGTACGGTTGTAAGTTTGCATTAGTACCGCTTACCCCAGCTGAAGTAATTGTAGTAGCAACTGTTATGCCTGTAGTCGCTGTATTAGTACCTGGAGTAAGAAGTGTTAAGTTTGAACCTGTCAACGCCCCTGATGCCACACTGTATCCGTCACCGCCGCCGTTATTAAATTTCAATTGGACGTTATGTGCGTGGCCTGGGTCTGTAACAGCTGATGACGCTGTATGAGTATGGCTTACTACAACTGCGTCCGCACTACCTCCTGTGGCTCCAGCAGAGTATCCACCACCATTACCTATCATTACACGGCCAGCACCGAATGCAACCCAAGTACCAAATCCGAATGATGTACCAGGATTCGTTGCGGCAGTGGAGGAGTATATAGCGCCAACTGGATACAAGAGCTGCAGCGCCGTTTGTACGAAAGCAGTTGTAGCTACGGTGGTATTATTTGTGCCAGTAGTTTGAGTAGCCGCGGTTGGCGATGCGCCAGTAAGATTGCCGCCTATTGAAAGACCTGCTGCAGTACCCGTAATGTTTGTACCAACTAATGCAGAGGGGGTACCTAATGCAGGTGTGACTAGCGTAGGGCTATTTGCTAATACTACTCCACCTGTCCCCGTTGCGGCGCTAGTGGATCCTGTTCCGCCATTAGCAACAGGAAGTGTACCTGTAACACCTGTAGTTAAAGGAAGCCCAGTACAGCTTGTTAAAACACCCGCTGATGGAGTTCCTATGTTAGGTGTTGTCAACGCTGGGCTATTAGCATGTACTCCAGCGCCTGTACCAGTAGAAGTAGTAACGCCTGTACCGCCGTATAAAACCGGTAAGGCATTAAGAAATACTGCGTCAGTTGCTGCTAGCGATGGGGTTACTACTGATGTTGAATAAATGCTAGCACATGTTACATTTGTTCCATCGTTATACAATACTGCCGATAAACTAGGTGGTACTGCTACTCCAGTCCCTGTAGTGTTTTTAACTGTAATTGCATCTGAGCATTCATTCAATACAATGTATTGTTTTTCAATCGATGGCACAATTAAGTTTCTAGCGCCACCAGTCGTGCCTATTAGTCGGAGCCTTAAATTACGCGCTGCTTGCGTACCGTTGGTATCCGTTAGGGTTAGTGTCACGTTAGCACTAGAAAAAGTAACATCTGCTGATCCAACAATTGCCTCTTCTATAGCAGTACCTAAGTTAACATTCGTAGTTGTACCCCACGTAGCTGACTGCTCGCCTGTGGTAATTAACTCAATTTTGAGTGGTGAATAGGTACTTGCCATAATTTAATCCTCTATTTTAATGTAGTGGCAAATAAGGAAAAACCCGTAACCATCACTGAAACGCTTTGCGTTTCTTTTTGGGAAGCCTCGTTTGCTTGTGTTTCTTTGCTATCACATTTTACTGCATCTTCTTGCTTAGGTATAGTGTCTGTCATTATGGTATCCCTGTCCAGTTTGGTGTTTGTGCGTCGTTAATATTAGTCCAATTACTACTTTGACTATCGTCTATTGCTACCCACGTTACTGATTGTGAGTCGTTAATTGCTGTCCAAATGCTGCTCTGACTGTCGTCGATTATACCCCAATTTGGCGTTTGTGAATCATCAATTTGTCCCCAAACTAACGCAAATCCTACTCGCCCTATACCTTCAACACCTAGTGGGTATATAGCAGCTTTACCTGTTACTGATACTGTCCCTAAGAACGTAGTACCTAATACCCCTGTAGCAAATACTTTAGTCTGCGTATATACAGTCGCAGTGCCTAATTGTCCTGTACCATATACACCTGTTGGGTAGATGTTAGCTTTACCTGCTATCGAAACAGAACCTAGGAATGTAGTGCCTTGAACACCTGAAGCAAATACATTACTATCCGCATTAACTGTAACATTGCCAACAAAACCCGTACCGTAAACACCCGTAGGAAATACTGTAGCTCCTAACGAGAAGGTTACATCGCCTACTTCACCCGTTGCCTGCAATCCGGTTGGGTATATATTAGCATCGGCCGTTACAGTTACACTATTTACATTACAAGTGCCTTGTACCCCAGTAACATATATGTTACCAGTCGCGTTAACTACTACACTGTTTACATAACCTGTACCATAGACGCCGTTAGGGAATACCGTAGCCCCTAGTGAGAATGTAACAAATCCTGTCTCACCCGTAGCAAAAACCCCTGCTGGGTATGCATTAGCCGCGGCGTATGTCGTTACGTCCCCAACTTCACCAGTAGCGAATACTCCAGTAGGATATGCATTTGCCCCGGATGCTGTAGTTACACTGCCTACATACCCTGTTGCTTCAAGTCCTGTTACCGGAGCATTTGCAGCTGCACTTGTTGTTACACTATTTAGTAAAGCTTGTGCTTCTACCCCTGTTACGTTGGTATTAGCTGTAGCATTGACTAGTATGCTGTTTAAAAGAGCTTGTGCAGTTACCGCAGTTACCGGAACATTCGCAATAGCTTCAACACTAGCGTCCCCTACCTGCCCTACACCCTCAACCCCTAACGGGAAGACAATTATATTGTCCTGAACTGAACTTCCTAAGTCAGCAAAAGGCGCGGCAGCAAAAGGGGTAAACCCAAACATTACTTACCCTTAAACTTTTATCCAGTTTTCAGTCGGGACAACAGGCCATACAATATCGCCCTCTACTGGATAAACTGCATATTGGCGAACAGCATTACGGTACGTAATAAATTCAGCTTGGTTTGCAAGGTAAGGGTTTGACATTTGAGGATTACCTACATCAGCAATAGTTGTCCAGTCTGTCTGTTGTAACAAACTTGCAGCGGTTGCTTGATTAGCTTCTGCACTAGGTGGAGCTGGAGGTGGTGGGTTTACAGCTGCGTCATATGCAGCTTGCCACGCAGCTAAAGCGTTGTTTGCCCATTCAGGAAGTTCTGTAATAGGGGCGTTGGAAACATTAGCTTTATATTCAATCCAACCCGCTGTGTCTAGCCATTGCAATGCGTGAACGTCAAGCGGCGTCCCTTCCCAAACTAATTCTAGAAAGTTTATTCCATCTTTATAAACTGCGCCATCTTCTACTATAATAGTCAACTTCATATTTGTCTCTTATCTTTGAATTACATTTATATTGTTATAAACAAACCAGGTCATTACTATTTCCCTGGGTTCAGGAGAAGGTAACGTATAATGTTCATACATACCGTACGGAGGAAACAGGACTAACTTTCCTTTTTCTGGTTTTATTTTTTTATTCTGCCTATCAAACACTAACTCCCCACCCTCATTAACGGTATTTAAAAATAGTATTACAGTGGCATACCTTAATAACCCGCATATTACTTCCCCGTCTGCATGCTTGTCACAAACTTCATTGGGATTATATCTATGAAATTCGTATCCGCTATCCCCTGACTCAAACTGTGGATTAAATAAATCCTGCACAATTTCGTTTTGTATTTTCGAAAATATACCCAGTAGTTTTAAATCTAGTTCCGGATGCTCTCCATTGTCATTAATTGGAACTGTTTGCCCTTCTCGGTTATATGCTTTCTTTTTTGTGTAATCAATTGTTGGATAAACTTGTTGTTTAATATATTCAATAGTTTCATCGTCAATATAATTTTGATATTCGTATATCATTCTATTAAATTTTTATTTGCCGTTGAAATTAAAACTTGAGTATTTATTTCATTGTTTTTAACCATTTCATTTCTAAATGATTCAACTGCCGCACCCGTTTCACGATTAACTTTACTATTTTCAATCATTAAAATAGGAATCCAAGCAAAAGAACAATCATTGTTATTTGTAATTTCGCCTGTTTGTGGATTCATTCCTTGAACTGAAACCCAAAAACGACAGGCTACTAACTCCCCGTCGACTATAGACCCATCTTCTACACAAGGCTTTCCGCCCATCATTGGACATATAATTTTTGCATCTTTTGCCATTAGTCTTTGCTCGCTATTATAAAGTCGTAGTATTTAACCCCTAAATTAATCGCCGTTCCTGTAAATGCCCCTGAAGTATGGCTGTGGGCATCTTGCGTATGGTTGTGGCTTGTTCCTGTAAATGCGCCTGAAGTGTGGCTGTGCGCGTCTTGCGTGTGGTTATGGCTTGTGCCTGTAAAGGATGTGCCTGTTACGCTTGGTGAACCACTTAAACTTGGTGCGCCTGATAAACTATGCGTATGTGAACCGCCGCCACCTGTTGCACCTGTAGTTGATGTTTGAACTGGGTACCTATCGTTAAGAGAAATACGTCCAGAAAGTGATTGGTTAAGTGGAGCAGTGTACGAGTGCGTATGGCTAGGGATTTGTGTTGTTGCTAGTGTGGTTGCACTAACAGCAAATGTTCCTGCACCAACCGCTAAAGTGCCTGCACTTACTGTTACGCCTACTGTTCCACCTGCGGTTGTTGCTTGGTTAGTTGCTGTTGCCGCCGCCGTTGCCCCAACAGAACCGCCTGCGGTTGTTGCTTGGTTAGTTGCTGTTGCCGCCGCCGTTGCCGCTACGCTACCTGTAACGGCTTGACTTGCAAACGCTGTAGTAAACGCTACTGAACCACCGGAACTAGCTGCTCCAGTAACAAACCTCAACGCACTGTTATCTATTGCAGCTGTTGTATCTTTAGTCCAACCGGTTGGCGCTGTTGTTTGCTGGAATGACATCCTAGTTCCAGAAGGAAAGGCTGGTGTATTGTTTTGCCAAGTAGGTGGCGAAGCTCCTGCAGAAGTTAGTATTTGTCCAGCTGTTCCAGCGGCAGTAAATGCATGCGCTGTACCTGTACCATAATTTATACCTCCAGCGGTAGCAGTAGCTGTTGAGTTTGTACCACCATTAGCAATCCCTAACGTACCAGATACATGCGTAGTTAGCCCAATTTTACCCCAAGCCGGCGCGGTAGATAGACCCCCAGATATTAAGGCGTTGCCCGTAGCAACGTCAGCCAATCTAGCTAGTGAAGTTGTAGTATCCGCATAGAGCAAGTCGCCCACTGCATAAGAGCTGTTGTCTGTACCACCACGAGTTGCAGGGAGTGTACCTGCACCGATGTCTGCCGCTGAAATAGTAGCCCAGCTTGGAGCCTGTGACACTGCGCCTGTACCCGTTTGAGATAGGTATTGTTTAGTAGTTGTAGTATTACCAGCTAATTTACTTAGTGTATTTGTAGCCGAAGAGTATAAAGTATCCCCAATAGCGTAGTTATTTGTCCCAGTACCGCCATTCGTTGCCCCTAAAGTACCAGATACTGCACTAGATTGGTTAAGTGCAACGGCATTCCACTCTACTTGTGTGCCAGCAGCGTTTACACTTAATGTCCTATACGCAGAGCCTACCGGTAGTTTTGACCAAGTGTTTGTCGCAGAGCCGTAAAGCAAGTCGCCTGTAGTAACAGTGCTTGTGCCTGTACCACCATTAGTAGCCGCAACTGTACCGGTAAGAGCTATTATTTGACCTGTAATGTCAATGTTTGTACCGCCCGTGTAGGCTACGGCGCCACTGAACTGTGTGTATGTTAACGTCGTGTAGCCAATAATCATTGTGTTGGGTTCGGTGGTCAGTACGTGTGAGTCACCAGCGTTGATTGCACCTTCTTGTGTAAAGAAGTAGTCGCCTGTACCTAAACCATCTGGGTCGCCAGGAATTACCCTATCTGCATCGGCAGAACGAGTCAATACCCAGTTAGTAGAGCCGCTACCTACCGTAGTTACTACGTATACACCATTTTCTTCGCCGTTTGTTTGCAGACGAACCATTACTCGGTTGGTCACACTTAATGCAATACCATCAACGGTTAGTGCAACTTGTGTACCTGCGTTTGTTAATGTAGCACCAACACCAGAATTTGCTCTTGTAGCATAGGTTAGACCAGCGGCATTAGTTAGTCCTGTAATCTGTGTACCATCAAATGTTAACGATAGTGTCAACTGATTTAATGCAGGGGTTGAGAATACAAAATAAGCAGTGTTGATAGATAACCCGTTACCTGCTGTGGTAGTTAGCCAGATTTGGTCGTTTACTACTAGACCGTGGTTTACAGAAGTCGTAACCGTAGTAGTCGAAGTAATGTCTGTAATGTTAAATGTTGTACCACCCTGCACATATGTAGCAGTCAGATTACCTGTTGTCTCAACGCGTACAGGGGCGTGGATGTGAAGACCTGCAGTGACCTGGTTATCTACGTATTGTTTTGTGGCGGCTTGTAAGGCTGTTGTCGGGTTAGTAGAAAGTAAAACAGTATCCCCAAACTCAGCCGCACCTGTAATGATAGCACTGCCAGCAATCTGCACTTTCTCGCCTGTGTCAGTAGTTGTACCGATTAGTAGGTTCTTAGTATCTGATTTAATAGTTGCTACTACATCCCCAGTAGTAAAACCACCGGCATGGATAACTACATCCCCAATGTCTCCAGTACCTACAAATAAGTCCCCATGAGTAACCCCATCCCCTTGATTATATAGGTACGCTGAGTTTGCGGTATATATTGGAAATGAAACTGAAGTAAACCCACTACTATTAATACCTAAGTCTACATAGTTCTTAGCATCGTCACCAACATCATTAGTAGCTACATAATCTGCTGAAGCATCTGAGCCATTATCTAGGTTTTGGATATTGTTTTGGAAGAAATCATTAGTAGTAGTAAATGCTTGGAAGGCGGTATTATTTAGTGTAGTACCATTAGTTCCATCTAAAGAAACCTCAATAACCCCCGCAATAAGTTTAAGACTACCATCTATCTCTTGATAGACTGCTTGTTCTGACGGGTAGGTTATGAATACGTCTTTAGTACCAGCAGAGAATGTAACAATAGTATTACTGTTAGACGAGGCAAGTATAGTGTCGCGAGATATGGAATCAGTACCAGAGTTGTATGTACCAATGCCCACTTCCCACTCATTAGTGGTTTGCCCTGCTATACAGTAGTAGGTTGTATTGCCATTACCAATAATACTAAACGCTTGATATGGACCTACTGCACCAGCAAGTGCAAACGCCCCAGTACCAGTCGATACTGAGGTTTCCTTAACCCGGTCTTTAAGAACTAGAGCCATTTGAGACTCCTATTCTAGGCTATACGGATAATTGCGTCTGTTGCGTCTGCTGTTGGGAATATGATTGTAAAGTCACCAGCGGTAGATGTTTTATCTGAACCGAAGTCTAACACCGCAACTGAAGTATCATCAGTACTGTTATAAATCAACGCCCCACGAGCAGTGATTGTCGCTGCTGACCAAGTAGTATCCGCAAAGTCAATAAACGCTGTAGTACCGGAACCGCCATCCGTAGGAATTTGTGACACTGTAAGTGTATTACCACCAGTAGTGTATCCGCCACCGTTAGGTACCTCGTCGCCAGTGTTATTGCTATAATCTTCTGTACCTGCACCTAATGATGCTGCTGAAGTATACAACGCGATTTTATAAACCTTTGTTGTACCTGTATTAAAATTTTGTGCACCGCTCAATAATTGAACTTTAAAGCTCGTGCACATTGCTTGTGAAATTGCCATTTTGTTTCTCCTAAATTACATTACTGGGTATCTTACTTGCCCGTTGCGATATGCATCGCGCCTATTTTTACCATCACCTAATTGTTTCAACAAGACCATAGCCTCATCGTAACGCTTTTGATACGCTGCCATAACATCAGCTTCACCCTTCATGTAAGTGTAAGCTTCTAATAATGCGCCATATAGCAGTACAGAATCAAAGTTATCACCTAACCAACTAGTACCTGCAGTAACGATTGACTGTGGGTAATAGAAGTAGTGCAACTCCATACTGTAGCCTGCGTCTGGTGTTGGTCCTAATATAAACGTGTTCTGATCAAACTGTGCATAATACTCTGGGGTTCCGTAGAACGCGGCATCAGTATCAGGATACGATGCTCGAATAAAGTTAACATCTTTATCCAGTAAGTATGAAAACTCGTTGTTGCCATTAATTAAAGCTAGTGAAAACGTTGCTAACCAATCAGAAGGGCAAGCTAAATACTTGTTACCGCTAGTTAGATTACCAGTCACGTTCTTACGCAAAGCTGGCAATTGTACTGAGTTATATACACGTTGTTCTGCTTCTTGTATAAACGTGTTTATATCAGCCGTTTCAAACTGATTCTCGGTGTAACTTTCAATAGCTGCAACTAATTGGGTGTAGTTCATTGACCTACCTTATGCCATCGGACCGCGTGAAGTGAAACCTTTTGTAGCAGCACCACTACCACGTTGCTTCATGCCAGCTGTTTTAACTTCATTACGCGCAGGATTACCACCGCTTACGCGACGAGCTGGAATACAGCCATTAGATTTGTCTGCACTTATGTTGTTTGGGTCAGTTTGGTAACTGATATCCGCATTGGGTACTACTTTTGGTTGATTATATTCTGCCATATTATCCGCCTTTTTGATTAGCTGCACGAGCTAAGTTACGACCCATTTTCTTCATGTCGATTGATTTAACTGAACGTGCTTTACCACCCTTAGAAACACCACCATCAACAGGCAATTTAGCGCCGTCGATACCTAATTGTTTGCCTTTGGTTTTACCTTTGGTGTTGATACCTTGTGCGCCTGCTTTAAATGCCATTTTACTTCTCCTATGTCGTCGTTACGGTTACAGTACCGACTGAGGCAACTGCTACCAAGTTGTTTACTTCTAAGTTAAACGGATCACGTAACCCTACTGGATTCCAACCCCACTGTATTACCCTACTACCTTGTAACGGAACCCCAGTTGAGTTTGGATTAACGCTCGTTGTTTCCGTTAATTGTAACCCATTTAGACCTGATTGGAAATAGCTTGTATCTGGTCGTGGGTCTCTAACTGCTTGTGGGTCATTAACTGGATACATACCTAGTTGTAACTGGGGCTGATCTGGCTCCCAACAATTCTGACACACTAATATATCAACGTTCTTAGTCTTAATGACTAACCGCTTTAGTTGCGATAACTTATACCTAAAATTACACCTGTCGCACTGTGCAATTGCGAACTTACCACTTGAGTATTTACTCGCCATAACACTACCTTATAAACTGCATTCTAGGCGCTAGTCTTAGTGCTGCTTTCTCACGGTCTTCATCAGCGGCTTGTTGGTACGTTTCTTCGTACATTGCTTTTAGCATTGGTACCCTAGGTAACGCTTCTGGTATCTTCATGCTTAAGTGGTACGCTAAGCCTGCAACCATCGCAGGTAAGAACCTAAACGGTATATCTTGTGTGTTAGTGCCGCTTGAACCTGCATCTTGGATTCGGCGTAGACGGTAGTACACTAGTGTGTAGTAGTTGCTTTGTTCGGGAACTGGCCAGACGCTCACGTTAGGCACGTTTGTTACCGTAACAGCTGCACCAGCAGTGTGTGCTGCAGCTAATGTGTTTTGTTGGCCCCGGCCTAGGTTACTCAATGTACCCGCAGATGAAGTAGTTGACTTATCTAAATTGCTGTAGCTGATGATCTCGTTATCTAGCTTGATAAACCCAGTAGAGCCTAGCATTGTCACGTCACTTAGCGCAATCGATGTAGATGCTGCGGTTATTGTAGTAGATAGCGTAGAGGTTGTTGAGTTAGTGTTACCTGTCTGGCGGTTAATCCATACTTGAATTGGACGCCCTTGTGCGTTCTTGTTAGGTATTGTAATGTATGTAGACTCACTAATACGCGTGATATTGATGTCTACTTGATTCTGCCCTGTACCTGTACGCACCACTTGATCTAGTAAGTCAATGGTTTCGGTAGGTAGCGCATACAATATCTGGCCTTGTACTAAAGGAATCTCGCCTTGCTCTACAGTCCACAAGTTAATGCCGCGGTTAGCCCACTCAATAGTAAGCAAATTCAAGCTACGGCGTGCGGTTCTTAAGTCGTAGCCCGTACGTAACTCTGAGCCACAACGCTCAAACGCTTCTTCTACTAGATTGTTTATGTCTAGATTAAAAGAGGATGTACCTGACGTTGCTGTGTTTAAAGCCATATAACCCCTACCTAATTAATACTATTTCTACGATACCTAAACTAATTATTAGGTAGTCTTGGCTATCAATGAGTTCGTATTGAATCCCTATAGTAAAGCCGCATATCATACCTACACTATAGAGTTGCATTGTTTATCCCCTACTTTTTAGCAGTTAACGCTGACTTCTTAAAGGCGTCTGAAGTGGGTGCCCCTAAACTTCCAGGTTTACGCATCTTTTCACCAGACCCTGCTGCAATACGTTTCTTTTTAGCATTGATATTTGCATACAAGCCAGGAAGGTTTACATCGCCACCCTTCTTGTACTCGGTTACGAACTGCGGTTTGTCCTTACGTACAATAGTCTTGCCTTTTGAGCCAGGCATCTTATCCTTTTTCATGCACCCCATTCCACGTGACGGTCTCATTATACCATCCGTCCTCTAGTTTTGCCGCGTTGTGCACAGCCGTCACCACGAGATGATGCTCTTGATGAGGTAGAACCACCAGATGCCATACATTTAGCTTTAGCTTTAGGTTTTGCTCGTACGCTACCGCCTTTTTTCATACCCATTGGGTTGTTAGCGCTAAACCTAGGTTCATCAGCTGCTTTTGCTTCCGTGATTTTTTCAACTACTTCGTCAGCTGTACGTGATGGGTAGTCAATTACTTTCTCAGCAATTGCTTCTGCTTTGCGGTTGGCAAATGGGCTAACTTCACCTGCATCAAAGCTATTACGTGAACCGATGTTGCCTGTAGGAGTCTCTACAGTAACTTCTTTCTTAGTTACTTTTGTTGACTTGTCGTCTGCTTTTTTAGCAGATTGCTTAGCTTCCCAATCTTTAATACGTTTCTCGTTGTCTATAACGTATTGTGGTTTACCACCAGCAAGATTACCCGCACGGCGATGTGACTCAACAGCATCGTTAGCCATCTTCAGCTTAGCTGCTTTAGCAATCTCTTCAGATTTCTTTTTCTGGTCGTACTTAGAATCTAATGCACGTTTACCAGCTTCGTATTTAGCTTCCTCTTTCGCTTTTTTACCAGCGGCTTTGTCAGCTAGATACTTTTCCCATACGTCGTAGTCTTTCATATTATGCCCTTGTCTTTCCGCGCATTGCGCAACCATCAGCACGTTTAGATGCTGAACTTATTGAACCGCCTCTAGCGTTTTTTACTACCGGCTCTTTACCATACCCCTGCGTATTTTTTGACTTACGTCCTTCACCATCTTCTGTATCTTTAGGGTACTCGTTTAAAATTCGTTGCTTTAAATATTCTTGCTCTGTCTCGTTAAAATTTAACAGTTTATTTCTAGCGTGCTCTTCAGCGTCAACTTCTTTTTTTGTAACCGCTTTACTTCCAGTAGAATAAAATGCGCCTTCCATTTTAGCTTTATTTTTTTCTAGCTTAGCTAGTGTTTTAGCGTCTTTCTTAGTGTTGTCATTCCAACTCTCAGCCCCAGCATACGTAGCCATAATTAACACATCTTCCCGCGGGTTTTACCGCGAACTTCAATACCGCCGCCACGAGCCATTTTAGTACAGCCGCCGCTTTTTAGTGATTTAAGGTTAGTCTTTTTGCCGCCGTGTAGTTGGTCATCATGCATCTTTACTGCTTTCTTAACCATCTTTTTATCTTGGGCTAAATCAGATTTTACATCGCCACCTTTTTTGTATGATTTAGTTGCTTCATACTTCTCAGCAGCTTTTTTGTTCTTCATGTCTTGTAGCTTATCCTTAATATCAGGAGGCGTATAATCTTCGTCAGTTGCTTCAGATTTAACTGGTTTTACGTTTACTGGTTTTGCTTTATTGTCAGCCATATTAGTTCCTTTAACATTTCCAACGTTTTAATGACGCTGCTTTACGAGTAGGTTTGCCATTCTCGTCTTTCATTGGGCCTGGCATACCTGACATACGGGCACAAAACGATTTCTTGCGAGGACCACCTTCTGGCTGAGGAGCTTTTAAGTTAGACCCCGTTGCTGCATTGTATTTTGCGCGGCCTTTGGCAGTAAGTCCAGCACCTTGCGATACTGGTAACTTCTCACCACGACCAACAGCTAATGATACGCCGCCTTTTTTAAAGGTCTTACCTTTGTCCGCTGCGTTAAACTCTTTTGCTACTTTAGTAGGAATACCTACCTTCTTAGCGAATTTAGGGTTATGTGCCGCAGCAGCCATTAGCTTAGCTTGAGGTTTAGATTTACTAGGCATATTACTATCCGAATAGTTTATGTGCGCCTC